CGTTGTAATATTCGTCGCTCTCTAACACACGGCGTTCAAATTGTTCTCTTGCCTCAAGGTAACTCATCAAGCCTCTACTGTTACAATAGTAAAGTATCTCTCTTGTGAATTTATCAGTGCCTAATGCTTGTACGTCTTCGTTGAGTTTGTCTGAACTTCCCCAGTAGTCACGCCAATCTGACTCTTTGTGTCCTCTGCGTTTGTTCTTTCTGCCTTTAAGTGGTGGTTTAGTGGTCTTAAATTTTGCTAACTTCTTGCCTATGTACTTTTTGTTGTTAGTAAGATTTGTGATTATGTACACAAACCCTTCTATATCGTCTGGGATTTCTTTTACTTCTTTACCTTTATAAGTCCACTGCATGAACTTACTTACGTTTAAGATTTTTTCCGAGCCTCTTTTTTGGCATCAAACTCGGATTTGATCTCATCCATACGTATTTTAGCCAGTGTGCGTATCTCTCTGAGCCATTTTCGGCTTGATTGCATGGTGCGTTCTCCGCCATGCTTCTCAAAAAGTGCAACTTCCTTAAAATACTCCAAATATGCTTTGGTTAGTTTATCGTGTGTATCGTCGTTTATGCTCATTGTACAATATCAATGTCGTTTGCGTAACTTGTAAATCCATTTTCTTTTACAACCTTAAGTACGTTCTGTACACGACCTTGCAATTCATCCTTGTGCGATATTAGATAGATATTCTTTTTACGCTCTCTACCCATTTTCTTAAGTATTGCAAGACTTTGTTCAACACCAGCAGTATCCATACCACTGTCAATCAATTCATCAATGAACATCAAGTTAATATTTTGATATAAACTTTCCCATACATCACGGAAAGCAAAACTCATACCAAGTATAAGTCTATTACGTTCACCTCTACTCAAGTTGTCAAAGTCTAAGTCCTGTCCAAGTTGTGTAATTAGTACACTTAGATCGTTTTGGAATACAACACTGTGCGGCAATCCAATCTTATCTAAGTAATTTGTTAGTCTGTTGTTTAGATATGCAAGATTCTGTTCAATAATTTTCTTACGAATAAAACTATCTTTGTTTGTTAATAGTTTGTACAAGAAGTCTTGATGTTCTTTCATAGAAGTTAAATCATTAACTGAATTCCAATCAACTTCTTGTATAGCACTGTTCTTTAATTCTTCAATTTGATCAATGTAAGGATCTGATTCTGTTTCTTTTGCCTTTAGTGCTTGTTTTAAGTTATCAACATTGCTTCTGTGTTCATATGCTTCTTTTGCAGTTTCATAAAACGTATTAGGTTTTACACTTTCTTCGCCTAACTCAGAAAGTTTAGTCTGTACCTTTTGAAACTTTGTATCAATCTCCATCAAGTAAGACATAGTGTCAGCATATTCTTCTTCTAATTTCTTTTGTATTTCATCAATTTTTTCATCAGGCAGATCTTGTCCACAAGCATGACACGTTGCTTCATCAAGATGCTCAAGTTCCTTGCTTGTTTTTGCAACCTGTCTATCTGTTTGCGATAATGCACTTTCAAGTGTTGCCTTTTCCTTAGTCAAGTTTCTTCTTGACGCATCAACTTCTTCCCACTTAGAAAGCAATTCATGATTAGAAAGTTCTTTTTCAATGTCTAAGTGTTCTAATTCATCAATACCTGTTTGTAAACGATCACAGTCTTTTGCATTTTGCGTTTTCCAAGCAGTACTTTTAATTTGCAAACTGTTAATAGTTTCGCCTATCTTATCATTACTTGTTTGTATAGCATTAATACGTGCAGTTTCTTCCGTGATTGCATCACGTACTTCTTTTTGTTTGACTTTTAGTTCTTCTGCTTTTTCAGAAAGTATAGTAATACCAAGTAACTGTTCAATGATAGCACGTTGATCGTTTGCTTTTAGACTTAAGAAAGGTTCTGTGTAAGTGTTTAACGCAACCAAGTGCTTAAACATCTCATGACTCATTTGTAGTAGTTCGCCAATGTCTGCTTGAGTCTTACGACTATCTCCTTGACTCATATCCTCAATGTCTTGTTCTTGCTCATCGATAAAGAACTTCAACAAGTTAGGACCACGTCCTCTTTCAATTCTATAATTTACTCCTGCCTTTTCAAAGTTAAGAGTAACTAACATACCTTTGCCGTTAGTTTTATTAATAAGGTTGTTGCGTTTAATATTTGTTAGTGCCACACCATATAACGCATAGCTCAATGCGTTAATGATTGTGGTCTTACCTGTACCGTTACGTGACCCACTGTCGTCACCACCTTGATCCAAGTTTTCTCCAAGGACTAAGGTTAATTGTTTATTATTAAAGTTAACTGCTTGAGTCTGGTTACCCACACTCATAAAGTTCTTAACTGTTAGGTCTTTAATTAGTATCATTCTATAACTCGTTGTAAATGTTCAATAACGTTTGCTTATTATAGTTGTCTGAATCAATAGCATTAATTTCTTCTGCAACAATTTGATCTACACTTTCAAACTTTGTAATATCAATATCACTGTTTATTTCGTCATCTTGTTGACTTGGAATTAATGTAAGTTCTCTACAACTGTAGTTTCTCATAAATTCTTCTTTAATAAAACTTGCTTCTTCATAACTAATTGGAATATCAAGTGTAACTCTAAGATACATTTTACTTTTTAATAGTGTATCTTTTTGATCAATTAGTTGACTCAGTTTTACTGTTCTATACTTAGGACAATCTTCCCAATCAAGATACTGTGGCTCTCCGCCATGTTCTAATATCATCATACCACGTTTATCGTCCCATGCATCTGCATAGTTGTGCGGAAACGCATTTCCGATATATGTTACATTACCTTGTGTTTGTCTTTTATGAAAGTGTCCACTAAACACATACTCTTGATGTACAAAATGTTTAGATTGTAATTCGCCTGTGTCAGGCATCTGTACCATTGCGTTCATGTAAAAGTTTGGAAGTTCAAAGTGTCCAAACATATATTTTGTTTCAATCTTAGGAATCTTTTTCCATTCTTCACCAACAAGCCACGGCACCATTGTGCTATCGCCTATTGTTGTAATTTCATCAATCACAGTTACACCGTCGATGTGTTTTGCAAATTCTACACTCTGGATATCTCTTTTGTCTTTGTAATATAAGTCGTGGTTACCAGGAAAGTAAAAGAACTGTTCAAATGCTTTACCGAGTTTTTCAAGACAACGGATTGAATAATCCATTGTAACAATGTTTAGACTATTTCTATTGTGATGCCAGTCACCCATAAAGATACCTGTTTCACAACCTTCTTCTTTTGCCTTGGCAATATACCAATCTACAAAATCTTCACAGTCTTGATTATGAGCCACTGAATTGGACTTTAGTCCAAAGTGGATATCCGTGAATACTGCACATTTTTTAAACAAAATATATCCTTCTAATTACTATACTCTTTATATTGTACTGCATTTGTTAAGCAAAGTCAACCTTAATTGGCTACCTTGGTGCTTTGGCTTTGACTGTTGGTGGAACAAAAGATTTCTTAGATGCTTTTTCGGCTTCTTGCTTTGCCATAAGTTTTCTTTGGTCTTCAACTTGTCTCTCCCATTCGCCCTGTTGCTGTCTTGTAAAGGACGGAGTCATATCATTCATTTCTAAAATATCATCTCTAATATTTTGATTGCGTTTTTCGATATTAATAACTCTAACAAATGAATTAGTTACTGCCGCAGTATAATATGCAAACGGATTTTGTGATTTACTTTCATCAAACTGCAATCCAATCTGTGTTAATTGTAAGATTGCTTGTCCACGCATTTCATCATTATAAGTGTAACCACGTACATTACCACGTGTTGCATATCTATCACATAACTTCATCCACATACGAGCAAGTTTTTCTGTAGTCTTGCCATGCTTCAAACTAAAGTTACCGTTAGACATACCGCCTTCCCAATGTGATTTACCTACAACTTGTAGTTCATCATTTTCATCAAACTTGTAATGTTGGAATGGTGGAAAGTTTAATTTAACTCTTGTGTCTGCTACTGTCTTTGGATTCTTTTTACGACCTTTTTCTTCTGGAATATGATCAAATGTCATAATACGGAAG